AGTCGTAGTTATGGGGAGGCGCACCTCACCAAGTTCCTACGATTGAAATAAGTTTCTGGTAAACGTCCTGATAGCTGTCAGGACGTTTTTTTGTTGTATAGCAAAACCCGCTGGAAGTAGAGAGCCAGCGGGTTTTTCTGTTTTGCTTTGTTTCTCTTATAGAGCATGCCTGACGTGTGATTAGACATGCTGTTGAGCGAAATAAAGCACCTTAACAACGTAGCACGAAATTGAGATTAAGCTGATATCAGAAGCTGAATTCTTTTAGTCATCCGGAGAAATAAATGGATTAGTCTTGACGGAGATGATTAAAAGATGAGCGAGGGAGATTATAGGCAAATTCTTAATAGATGTTACTTTGGCTTTATATAAGAATAAATGAGCAGCCAGCGGTGGATGCGTGTCCACCTATGTAGTGTTAATTTTATACCCAAAAACTAACATTTTTCGTCTTACTTTTACTCGCGTAATTGAAATCGAAATGTCAACGTGTCCACCGCTGGCTGCTTAGAAGAAGTTAATAATAAAAAGGAGAAGAAAATGAAAAAACTTAATATTGAAACTATCAAAACTATCATCATTACGATTTTAATTACAGGAATTATCGCTTTTATTGGCGGTATGTACTATCAGAAACATCAGACTGAACAAGTCAAAGCTGAAGCTGCGACAATCGTCAAGAATGTCAAAGTTGAAGTGTCAAAACAGTAGCGACGGAGAAGCGGCAACCGTCGCTCAAGGAAACAGCCGCACCAAAGGTTGAAGCCTCGCCTACACCTCAAAAACCTGCTGTGGAGGCAGGGCGTGTAGGCGGCTGCGAAAGGTTTCAACCTTTACTTGAGAAATACGACTGGGACGTGCGCACTATGTTAGCGATTATGAGAGCTGAGAGCGGATGCGATCCGAATGTGACTGGCGACACGAGCCTGACATTTACACAAAATGGTCGAACATACGGTTATTCAGTTTCTCTATTCCAAGTACGGGTACTGCCAGGACGTGAAGCCTGCGACAGTCACGATCCAGCAACTAACATATCCTGTGCATACAGGGTTTGGAAGTCGCAGGGGTATAAAGCTTGGTCGGTGTATACGAGCGGAAAATATCTCAAATATCTATAAGAAACGGAGGGGTAAAATGGATGATCCATTTACGATATGGGCAGACGATCTTGTACCTGGAATGTCAGCCAGGACTATCGTAAAAGATGAGCAGCGCGTCATCGAATTTGATTTGATGGGACATGCAAAAGCCATAGTTGGTGTTGGAAGACGTAGCAATGGCAAAAAATGGGCTACAATCTACGAACATGAAGCCGAAAATGATTTGCAAGAAATGGTCCTATTGCAATCAATTTTCTATCACTACAAAGTACATGGCTTTGATTGCGGATATTCGTTTGCCGGTACGACGAAACTAAAAGGTATTTTGTACCGCATTGGGCTTAAGGAAAGAGAGGAATACAAAAGTGTTTATGATTTGGAAAAAAATAAAACTACTGTTTAAGCCAGAAGATTCTTTTTCTGACACTAAAGACGTATTTCAGAGTAAACTGTTTAATCGTCATATTTATTTTGTGCAGTGGTTTGACTATAAAGGTCGTATGCGGAGAATTTATTGTCAAAACCGCCGAGACGCCCGGTTGGTGAAGAAGTCTCATAAACGACAGCATGCCGAAATTATAGAAATCGTACTGGATAGAGGCTATATCTTAAGAGAGAGGATTGTGTATTAAAAATGGATAACAATAAAGATTTTGCTTATAAACTAGGGTATCTTGTAGCGGGTGTTTTAGCAATCTTGACAACATTGGTACTCACGGTGCTGGTTGTAACTGCTATTAAATTATTAATTTGGATTATTGGCTTATAGATACTGAGAGAAAAACATGTACACGCTAATTTGGATACTATTCATAGCACTAATTCTAATTCTTGTAGCAATCTCAGAGTACGAAATCGCTAAACAAGATGAAGAATGGCTAAAAGAGTTCAGGAAGGATGATATATGGAAAAAGGAGGAAAAGACGTGGAAAGAGAAGTAATACAACCTTATTACGAGGACGACTATCAGTCACTAGACGAGATGAGTACTATCGATCTTCTAGAAATGAAGGATGCGGCTCTAGAAGAATTAAATGAACGAGAACATATTATTCATCGAATCAATCAAATACTAGACAGTCGAATAAATGGTGAGCGTCCAAAGCTATTTTAAGGAGAGATATGAAACGTTATAAGCTACTTAAAGACCTGCCCTACGCGAAAGCTGGTGAGGTGTTTGAAAGAGTAACTCATAAGAGCGAAGATAGTTTGTCAGATTATGACTATCTAGAGATTAAGAAGCGAGTAAAAGACGGCGAAGATGAGGTCAATTTTGGTATCAAGTATAATTATTTTCTTAACAATTTTGATGACTGGTTTGAGGAAATTCTAGAGCTAACAGATAGTATTCACTGGGAACCCAAGTCAGGCGAAGCATTTTGGTATATTGATGCTGATAGCGATATCTATTACGACATTTATAATGAGGCGCGTTTGTACCACTACAAACGATTTGAATATGGGAATACCTATCGCACTTTAGGTGAGGCTAAAGACGCTCGCAACCGCAGATTAGCCGAAGTCAGATTACGCCGAACATCAACATTTAAGCCAGATTTCAAGAATGATAGAGGTGGCTATGTCGTTTTTTACAACCCAGAAGAAGATAAGCTCGAAACACATAATGTTTATTGTTATGACTACGGAGAAATTGTACGTTACGAGACCGTAGAAGAAGCTGAAAAATCCATCAAAGAAAATGAGCGAGATTGGAAGATTTATTTTGGAATAAAGGAGGAAGAATGAAAGAATTTAGTATTCCAGTAAAAATAACCTTGGACTGTTATTTATCGGTGAAAGCCAGCGATCAAGATGAAGCTTATGAAATTGCCGATGATACCATGTACTGGGCATACCAAAATGGCGCACCAGAGCAGCATAAGGACTTGTCTATCCTAGACTGTGAGATAGCAGTGGATGGTGAAGATATAGATTTAGACGAGTGGAGAGACCCGTCCGATACAAATGAAAGCTAAATGTACCCTACGGGGGTAAGGAGGAGACAATGTCAGGAACCAAGCAGGGCGGATTGATAGCCGCTCAGAAAAACTTAGCAAGCAACCCTAACTTCTACGCTGAAATCGGACGAAAGGGCGGTCAAGCGTCATTTGCAACACACGGAAGTTATAAAGGATTTGCACAAGATATTGAATGCGATTGCGACTTAATCGACGGTCCTCACTTTGTAAAAAAGTGCGCTGGCAAAAAAGGTGGTCGTATCAGTAAACGAAAGTAATCGGGTACGATTTGTACCCAGTAGAACATTAACATCGACCGTAGAACTGGACAGATGACTATTTTTGCCCACCCAAGTCGTCTGTTCAACTGGTAGCATGAGTGTCTAGGCTTTTCATTTGCCTATAGAATTGAGCGCAGGTGGAAATCGGCTCAATCTGGTGCTATCAACTGGCAACATCAAACCTTAAAGTAATTAACTCACTTAATGATATACAAATTGGTGTTGTCAACTGGCTATATAAGTGGCGGAATAGGTAGACGCTATCTTGAAAATAAGTACCTAATCATGAGCTTAGGGGTATCTGCTTATTGATAGAAAGCTTCGTAGCATGTGATGTGACTTTACGAAACCTAATTCCCTCGAATGTGAGGAAATTAAAACTCGGCAAATCATCATCTTATATAGCCAACACTGGTAACGTGTTCGGGGCGTGAGGGCGGTGCGAGCAATCAGCCGCTTAGCGCGCCATCGGTGTCCTCCCTACAGGTTGCCAGCACCAGTTCTGCGGTTGAGGAAAAATTAAAAGGAGAATTATATGCCAGAACCACTAGAAGTTTTATGGAGTTTAGCGCCAGTAGAAATTAAATTAGAATTATCTCTCAACCTTATTGTAGAAGTTCTTAAAATGTCAGAGGGCAGACACGCAGAGATTACGCTTGATGATGGCAAATACGAGATTGTACTTAATAAGTTAGATTAAGGATTTATAGATGGAAAAGATTAAAAAATACCAACACCGAAAGTTTACGGCGCAAAAGAATACGACAATGCCTAGAATTAAATCAGCAAAGCGTTACAAAGTATGGGGAACCAGGGGCTTCTGTTGTAAGTTTGAGGACGGATGTAAAGCTGTGTACGTGATGACCAACCGAGTATTCCGCAGAAAAACTAGACAATATCTTAAGCTTGTTAAAAATGGAAGGGAGATAGAATAATGAGTGAAACAGTAGGATATAAAGGAAAACTTAAACTTTGTAAACAATATAAAGACGCTAAAGAACTTCAATCTAATTTGAAAAATTTCTGGCAAAGTGTGCCCATAGAAGAGCGTAATATATACTATAGAGACGTAGAAGAAGTTAATAAATGCGGGCTAGAAGATAATGGCTATGTCGTTATTAACGGAAATTGTATTTATAAAGTTGAATTAGATAAAGATTTCGACGCATATGATAACTTTGTTGAAATTACTCAAATTCAAGATGGTGTTTATAAATTCGTAACACAGTTCTATAACGGCTCAACCGATCTTCAAGAAATGTTACAGGAGGGTTTTGATCAAACAAGGAAGAAGATGCCAATGATTTACGAAGTCAGAGTTCGAGTAGTAAAAGAAGGCACTGTATTTGTTGAGGCAAAAACTGAGGATGAAGCCGAAAGGATTGCTACGAGTGATAGCGTTATATCGAAACCAGGTTTTGCAGACATTATAGAGTACTACGCTGATGAGATTTATAACGTTGATAGCACTGTTGATAAATCAGAGATTGAAATTATCAAGGCGGAGGACGTGCTATGACAAGCAATGGTTATTACCCTAAAAAACTAATTTATCTCGGCGACAACACTGAAAACCGAAAAGCAATCCTAGTGTCTGCACCAAATGAGTTTACCGATGTTGTACTTGAAACTATAGAACTTAGTGTAACCGACTTTGAAGACAAATATCATCAAGTAGCCGCAGCCTGTGGAGCGGAGTTTGTAGACGTCAACGACATTAAGATTGTTGGTCAAGATAATCGACCAACAATCAACAACCTAAGGAAATCTAAATGAAAATTATAGCAGAAAATTCAGCTGAAGAAGCCTTGCTGTGGCGTATTAAAGCCTTAAGCGACGAGTTGGTCAATCAAGATAATCGATCCACTAGTATGCCGGTGTGGACGATCCTAGATAACAACAAAGCTGGCAAAGACTATGGCGCGGTTATGTACTTTACTGGCAAAGCCGCCGAGCAGCACATCAACGAGAATGACCATCATTACAAGAAACCAATGATATGTGTTCGCAGCGCTCACGACAACCGCGAGCTGAAAGATGTTATTCACCTACTTATCCTAGCTGGTGGTAATGAAATACCGAGTAACCATTATGGAGTTTTGAGAGATGCGTGATATTAACTTCCGCGTTTGGGACAATCTAGAAAAGGCTTATCTTAACGAGAAAGACATAGCTATAGACAGCCTGGGCAATATATTTATACTTGAGGGATACAGTCACAATGACTCTGAATTGTGGTATGCACGAATTTTACCAGACCTAGATAACAAGCGGTATGTTATCGAGCAAGATACAGGACTAAAAGACAAAAACGGTACAAAGATTAACAAGGGCGACATCCTTATAGATGACACTGGCGAGCCTATTGAGTACTGGGTGGTCAAGTTTTCTGATGGTGGTTTTATAGGCGAGTGTACAGGCGTGGCTGAGCCTCTCTTTGAATTAACAAATCTAGAAGTCGTTGGCAATATTCACGAGAACTCTGAACTAATGGAGGAGAAACGATGACGAAGGTTAAATTCGATATTGCGGGTCAAGTGCCGAGCAAGAAGAATAATAAACGGATTTTGAAAAATTCACGCACTGGTAATAGATTTATTGCCAACAGCGAAAAATTTAACAATTGGCACGAGGCAGCCATGAAAGATATATGTCTTTCCTCTAAGGTTCGTAAGTTTAGAAACATGAAATGGGAGGGTCCCTTAGAGGTAATGATGGTTTTTTATAATAAGGACAGAATCCGTCACGATCTCGACAACATGGCAAGCAGCATACTCGACCTGCTAGTCGATGCTGGTTATTTAGAAGATGATTGCTGTGGAATAGTTAACCGCCTGACAATAAGTTTTGGCGGTGTTGATAGAAAAAATCCTCGTGTGAAAGTGACTATAACAGAGCTGGCGGAATAGCTGATTTATGTTATAATAATAAAAGTTATATTGGAGGGCAGCGGTGATGAATTTGGAAGGCACTGAAAATTATGGCTATGATGAATGGTTAGAGTTTTTTAGAAAAATACCTGCTGCTGAACTGATAGATTCTATAGAAGAACTAAAAGCGAGACTTCCTGGCGATGGATATGCAGCCGCTATGCGCTGGATTGATATCTTTGATAATCCTGGCAAAATGGACAAGCTCTATAAGGGCAGGCTCGACAAAGAGATCGAAACCGACATTATGGATCTTGCGATCGGTGATGATGACGAGAAGTTCTATGAAAGCTTGATTCGCCAAAACGTTGAACAGCTCACCTCGTCAAGCATTTCACAGCAGGAAGTGGCGAGGTTGTCTCAGAATATCAATATTTTTAGAAAAGAACTGCAGAATATTCGGTCCCGCCGTCCAAAATCTGGTTCGGTCCTGGAAAAGGTCCTAGCGAAGGCGGCAGCGCCCTCTAATGCCGCGAAAAAAGCGAAAAAACCAGCCAAATCTACACCTAAAAAGGCTAAAACCGCGCCTAAGGCTGTGAGAGCGACGAAAAATAAAAAGGTGATTAAGGATACCTCTAATGCCGCGAAAAAAGCAAAAAAATAACCAAATACCGCGAATTGATTTATACAGTCCTGGCAATACTGAAAAAGCCGAGCTTTTATTTGAGCTGCTCGATGAATATGGCATGACACTGCTTGAATGGCAGCGTTTGGTGCTGCGTCGATGGCTGGCTGAGGATGAGGACGGTAATTTTGTCAATCTTGATTGCGGCTTGAGCGTGCCTCGCCAAAATGGCAAAACTGAAATTATTGTAGCGCGGATTATTTATGGTATTATTTTTCGCAAAGCTAAAGGACTGTTTACTGCTCAACAACAGAATACAGTTGATGTTGTTATTAAACGTGTGCAAGATTTTTTCTATGAAAATGAACACCAAGAAATATTCAATTTATTAACGCCGAGATTCCGTAAAAAGCCAAGGAACTATAAGTTTATCGAATTTTTGAACGGCGCTGAGTATCATTTCTACACCAGAACTCGTATGGGTGGTTTGGGATCTACTAACGATGATCTAATATGTGATGAGGCTGCAGAGATGCTTGATTCACATCAATCAGCACTGGTGCCAACGACTGCATCAGCTAAGACAGGCAATCCTCAAATTATCTACGCCGGAACGCCACCAATGGCTGAAACTGTCGGTGAGGTGTTTGCTAGAAATAGACGGAACAAGCTAGAAGGTGCTGCTGGTGTTTGGACTGAGTGGGGTGTTGAAAAGATCACTGACGTACATGACAAGGAAGCTTGGTTAGACACCAATCCTTCACTGAACATATTTTTGCTTGAAAAGGTGATACAAACTGAAGCTGACAGTATGACGATAGATGATTTTAATCGTATGCGGCTTGGTTGGTGGGATGGTATTGATAATAAGCGAGCGATTAAACAGACAGATTGGGATGAACTTGCTACTGAGAAACCTGACTTTGATGACGGCTTTAAGCCTGTATATTCTGTAAAGTTCCCTCCAAACAGAAGCTCGTGGTCCCTGGTAGTTGCGCAGCCACTAAAAGATGGTCGTGTGCATGTCGAGGTGGTGATGAGCCGCCCGATGAGCGAGGGATTTCATCGTTTATCGAAATGGCTGATCGAGCGGTGGAGGCAAGCAGCAGTGATTATACTTGATGGAGCGACTGGAGCGCCGATACTATTTGAGGAGCTTATACAGGCTGGCATTCCTAAAAAGCGTATCATTCTGCCGAATATGAAAGAGGTGGTGGCAGCGCATCAATTTATGAGAGATGCTATTGATAGAGGTGAATTATCCCACTACGACCAGCCGCTATTGAATCAGACGGTCCGTATAACGAAAGAGCGGTCACTTGGTCGACATGGTGGTTTCGGTTGGGAGAGTATGACTGATAAATTATCGACCGCGCCACTCGACGCTGCAACGTTTGCTTTTTGGGGGCAAAAGGTATTTCCGAAAAAACAGGTTACTGCTAAGGATAAAAAGATGAGAGCTGATCGCTGGCAGCAAGTGCTTGGCAATATCGGTCAGTCCTAGAGTTTTCCACAGGTTCACCAAAAAATCTCTGACTTTTTTCCATAAAATGTATGTAAAACGCTTGCATTATGTAAGCAACTTTGCTATAATTAAGACAGTCAAGCGAGGCACATTAACAATTAGAGGATATAACAATGAAACTAATCACAATAAAAGCTTTTATCGGCAGTAATAACAAGACTAAAAAACTTGAGGTCGACAAGATAATATCAACTGTAAACGCTAACCACGAAGCTTTCACTCTCGACTATCCAGTCATTGGATACTGGAGAGGTGAAGCAGAGGAAACGGCAGTACTCTATCTATCAGACGAACGTCAAAAGGTGATGAACACGCTCAACGAATTAAAAGAGGTGTTAGACCAAGAAGCGATCGCTTATCAGATAGAGAATGACCTACAACTAATATAAAACTTAACGCCTCGCTTGGCGCTAGGGTCCTCTAAAAAGAAAGGAAAGGCTATGCCAATAGTAAATCGAATTGTAAAAAAGAATGGAAAGCTTATTAAATCTAAGGTTGAGATACCTACACCAGTTTATAATGTCAGAATTAAGCAGGAAGTGTATGAACGGCTTGTGGTGCTTGCTGCTGAAAACGGTCGTAGCGTAACTGGTGAGATAAACTACCGGCTTGAGCAGTCGCTTAAAAAGTAGTATCATAGCTGTGCGATTGTTGTGATTAGCAGTCGTTGTTATATAGCGCTCTGTTTGTCAGAGCGCTTTTCCTTTTGCTAAAACAAACCCCACCCTACCAAGCTCTTGAATTTGGGGTAGGGTTGATATCATCCGGCAAATCATCCCCCGGCATCTTTGCCCCCTTGCGCCTGTTGCATATCCTGTGAGTGAGCTGTAGGTTATCTATATCATAAGGTGAACCGCCACGAGAAACTGGTATGATCTCGTCTAGCTCTGGTGACATCGGGCTACCTGCTGGCAAAGTCTTATCGACCTCACGTCCGCAGATACCACAAGTATCTTGCATAGCATAAACTCTTTTGCGCAAATCCTCTCGCAGCTTTGGGAACTGTCGTCGTGGATCTTTAGCTGTTGCATACTTCCTGCGCTGTGCCATAAACTTATTATAAAATAGTATGATACTTTTGTAAAAATATTGACATAGTATAATTTTATGGTGGCGGGGAGGGTGTATATCCCGGTCCCAGAGGCGCCAAGCGCGGTGAGTGGGGCTATTTTCACGCGAGAAAAAAAACGAGTTTTTCTGGCGGGTGCGCGGGTGATTGATTTAAGGGGTAGATGATGGTATAATATGGGTATTATGACGGAGGGACAGCGTGACTATTTGGCTGATCTGGCACTGCGCAAAGGTGTGGTGTTGGAGGACACCGACAACAAGTCGGTTGCCTGGGCGAGTAAGAAAATTGACGAGTTAAAGGCGATGGATGACGCTGAGTTTTCAGAGCCAACGACAGAGTTTTCAAAAAGAGTCACTACAGCCGCGGATAATATCATCAAAGGGATACGAGCGTGGACTTTTCAGAAATAACGCTGGATACGTCTGGTGGTATAGACAAGGTCGTTGCGACGATTTTACGCGAGAGTATTTCGCCAGATGAAAAAATAGAGTTGGTAGCGGATGTACTGAAGCAGACTGGACGCGAGCTGCATAGCAAGCTGTATTCACTATCAAGCGAGGTGTTTGGCTCGGCGGCAATGCTGAGCGGTGGATATGGTGTGGAGATGGCTGATCAAGCGGAACGACTGGCGGTAAAGATCGTGCGCAACAGCGCGTTGAATCGACAGACCGCCGCGATGCTGCTAAAAGAGTATTGCGATGCGGTGTTGGCGGCGGCGCAGCACGAAGCTTTTACGAATGCAAAGTCTATGCAAAAACACCCGACATTAACACGGCGCGCTAATGTCGGTAAGCCAGACTGCGCGTGGTGTCAGAAAAAGGCTGGAGTATATGTTAATCCGACGAGCGATGATTTCAAGCGGCACCATAAATGTGACTGCGTGTTTGAAGTGAGTGGTTATAATTCGCGTAATGGCGTGCTAAAGAATTTTAAGAAAGGATAACTATGATCGGCATAGATATTGAATTTAAGAATAGACCTAATGAAGACGGAACGCTGTCGAGCTTTACGATCAAGGACTGTTTGGTGTCGCAGACGAGTACGCCGACTGCGGCTAAGCCTGAGGTAATGGTTCATATACCGAAGACGAACAGCGAGACTGTCGATGGAGCGTGGTTTGATTACAAAGGTCACTCATATCACGTCGTTGGTACGACGGTTCCATTGATCAAGGAAAATACGCCGTCTAGGTGGGACAGATATTGCATCGCGCAGCGGATATATTAAGACATCCTGTTGTGGACATGTGTATAAAATGGTATAATATAGTAAATAACCAAAGGAGGGAATTATAATGATTATTTGTAACAAAGAATCTGGCGAAACAATTGAAGTGATGGATGGCACCATTATTGCTGAATCTGCTTGGGAAGTAGTGGAGCCAGAGTCGGCTAGCGATGATAAAGACTCCGAAATTGAATCTGATACTGAAGTCGAAACTGAAGATGCTGGCAAAAGCAAGAAAAAGTGATATAATATAATCATTACAACGCCACGCTTGCGGCAAATGCGGATAAATAAACTATTTATTCGCATTTTTTATGGCAGAATTCAAAGACTTTACCACTAAAGAAAAATTAGCCGAAATATGGCGAGCCTTGGATATTGACGAGGAAAGGCGGGCTGAGGCGCTTATTCATGCAGCATCTGCTCAGTTGCGGCTGATTGCTAAAAATAACAATATTGATCTGGATGAGATTATCGAAAACGACTCTAGTAAAGTATTTGCTGATTCGGTAGGCTTTGTAGTATTGTCAGCCGTGAAGCGTGCCATGCTGACGCCTGCGGATGCGCCACCAGCTACCCAATGGTCGCAATCGGCAAGCCCATATTCAGAAAGCATGACATTTACTAATCCTGCTAGCGACTTGTATTTTAAGAAAAGCGAACTACAGATGTTGGGGTTGAATAAGATATCTGGTAAATCGCAGATTGGTTTATTGAGGGGAGTTAGGGGATGATACTGGATAACTGGAAATGGGTTTATTCACAGCTTAATAAATCGGTTGGTAAATATCCGTTCTATGAGGGTACATTCAGCTACAGCGACTATGAGACGAGTAAAATTGCACGATCAATCGCTAGGCAACATGTCGGCTGGGGTAGGCGTGCTGTTGAGATGCGCGCAAACAAAACGCGGTTTGATAGGTTTGAAAATGACACTATCGGGCTAAATGAGATCCTGGATGAATACAAGGTGCGCGAGGCGTTTGATAATCTTAAAGAGGATATTCTGGTATGTGGTATCGGCTTTTTGGCTCTGGCGGGCGACAAGGTGATGCCGTTTACTGCTCTGGAGGCGACAGGCGTGTACGATTGGTATACGCAAAATCTGAAGTCTGGCGTGGCGGTGTTCCGCCGTAGTAGCACACCGAGCATTATCGATGGTCCTGACAGCTATATGCAGTTCTTTAGGGACAAAACGATAGTGTGTGAGAACGAGACTCTGAACGAATACGATAATCGCACTGGACGACCGCTGATGACCATGTTGACGCACAAGGCGACAACACGTCAGCCATTTGGTAGGACGGTGCTGGTCCGGTCGTCGCGTGACGCATTGATTGACGCTAGCCGTACAGTTCGGCAGGCTATTGTTGCGGCGTACCACTACAACACTAAGGTGGATATTTTGCTAGGTGTCGACAATGAGACAGACGTTGACGTTATTAAGTCTCAGACAGGCGATATCCTAAAAATTACGTCGAACGAGAACGGTCAGATACCGCAAGTAGCGCAGTTTGCGCAGCACGCTATGGCACCATTTAACGATTCGCTTTTGATGTCGGCGCGTAATTTTTGTGCTGACACGAAGCTGTCGTTGAATAATTTGGGACTGTCAAGCAACGCGCCGCAGTCGCCTGAATCGCTGGAGATTGTCGGCGATGACCTACGCGAAGCGATCATTGAGTGGCAGAAAGAAATCGGTAATCAGCTGAAGCACTTCGCAATGACGTTGTGGATGCATAAGAATAACGTGACGAAAATAGACGACAATTTACGACAGAAGCTTGACGCTATTTTACCGGTATGGTTGCCAATTTATCGGTCCGACATTAGTAAGTTTGGCGACGGCTTGAATAAGGTGGCGCAGGTAGCACCGGGAATCGTGATGCAGCGGTCAGTATGGCGTAATGCAGGATTATCGAGTAGTGAAATTGATCAAGTTATCACGAGCATCGTTGATAATTTACAGAACGATTCAAAAACTAAATAAATACTATAATTATGGCTTGTGATTTTGTAAAGTATGTATTATAATATGGATACGTATACTTTTGACGGAGGGAATAAAAGGGGGACATATTACACCAAAAACGACGCAGGCGAATTTACAGAAGTCAACACAGACGATATGTTCAAAGAACGCCACGAGCGCTGGGTCAAGAACGAATCGGCAAAGATTCGCGAAGACGTAGAAAAATCAGTGCGTGACGAACTTACGAACACTATCACTGAGCGGGCTGAAAAAGACGCTAAGGAAAAATATCAACCTCAGATTGACGATTTGACGTCGAAGAACAAAGATTTAGAGACGACAATTCTACAGAAGACCATTGCCGCTGAGTATGGCTTCAAGCCTGGCACTGAGAAATATCTTGGTACTGGCACCGAGGAAGATATGCGCAAAGAAGCTGACAACTTGAAAGAAAAGTTTGGCGGCGGAACAACCGCACCGAACCGACAGCAACCAGGTAAAGCTAGCGCGATTCAGACTCGTACAGGTGTAAAGGTTACGATCTAATTAACCTAACTATTATCCAAGGAGGGTAATATTATGGCAGTAACTGATCTGCACACACTTGATATTGCTGAGCCGCTTGATAAGATGTTCTCAACTGGCGGCACTTTCTCGGGAGCTGTATTGTCTTTAGTTCCTGAAACACCGACTATTAACATTGGCGAAAACAAGCCGTTCGTGATGGAAGGTCGCGCTCGCGGTGCGCTTGTCCACGAGGGCGGTGCAAAGCCTGACAACGGACGCAAGGTAGTATCTAAGCCGTTCACGACAGCGAAGCTGGTCTATTCGCAGCGCGTCACTGAAGAGTTTATGCGTTGGACAGAAGCAAAACAGGCTGACTTTATTAGCCGCCTAGTTGACAACTGGCTAACAAAGTCGTTGGGGTTAGATTTGGATACTATCGTGCTACATGGTATGAATCCATCTACTGGCACAGTTGACACTGAGCTAACCACCTATATGACTAAAGCTGGCTCAAGCATTCTAGTTCCAACAACCGGTACTACTGCGGCAACTCTTGATACAGACTTTGCTACGGCTGTAACAGAGCTGGCGGAGCAGAATATCAACGGTGTGGCTATTTCAAGTGATGCATCCAAGCTACTCTCGACAGTTATCGAGGGCAACCAGAAGAAATATCCAGAGTTGGGTGTGTTCGGCTTGAGCGGTAATATGTTGGCTGGAAAACCTGCTGCAACATCACCAGAAGTTGCGCGTGACAAGAAAACTAAGCTGGTGCTTGGTGACTGGAGTCAATTGCTTCTCGGCTTCGCTGGAGTAGCCGAATGGCGCGTTCACACCGCTGGTGACTTTGATAATACAGGCAAAGACTTGGCTGGACACAACCAAATTGGTATCCGCATGGAGTTGCCGTTTGGCTTCCAGATTTTGGACACTAAGGCGTTTGCTGTTGTAAAGGCGGCGTAATATGGGCAACGACAAGAGCAATATTGCGATCGGTCTGCCTAACCCGAAAGGCGCTCTATATTGGGCGCCTCTGGGTACAACGCTACCAACTGACGCTACTACACCACTCGCAAGCGAATTCGTGAATCTGGGTTATGTGACTGAAGATGGTCTGACCTCAACGACGGCAGAAGAGGGGGACGACATTAAAGCTTGGGGTCCTGAGACTGTCGCCCGCAACCAGACAAGCTACGGACGTAACTTTACGTTTAACCTGCTAGAGTCATCGCGTGTATCAGTTTTGCAGTTCCGCTACGGTAAGGGCAATGTCAAGATTGAAACTGATGGCGCAATCACCATTGATGACACTGGTGAAATCTTACCTCACGGTGTGTTTGTCTGCGAAACTATCGAGACTAACAGTGGCGGAGTTAGACGTCACCGTCAAATTCTAGGCGACGCACAGTTTACTGATCGTTCTGGTGACATGACATTCAACAACTCAGATGCTATCACTGTACCGGTATCTCTGACTGCGTATAAGTTTGCGGACGCCGCTGGCAAATTGGTGTATGTAAAGGAGTACTACTCTAAGAAATCCTAGAGACTGGGAAGAGTACACGCAGAAAAACGACTTGCAAAATAGTCGTTTTTTTGTTATAATATATATCACGTAATTCTTATGGAGGGATGATATGGCGAGTGAGCCAAAAAAGACAATTGAACTTTGGGATGGATACACGGTTGATGTCAATATGCAGCTAATGGACGATTTCGATTTCATTAGTGACTTATCTGAGGCGCACCGAACTGGCAATATCTCTGAGCTAGTGACTATGTACATGGCGTTGATTGGTGGCGATAAGGTTTATGATGACATTCGTGCTTACATCGAGAAAGAATATGGTTACTTCTCGCAGAAAGCGCTACTAGAGATTACGGCGAAGGTGGACGAATGTTTCCCAAAAGCTGGCAATCGAGCGCAGCGGCGTTCGTGGAAGAATTTAGTCTAGTTGAAGCTGATTTCCAACAGTATTACCATCTGAACTTATTAGAAGCTTGCCCGATTGCCGACGGACGTCGAAGCGGTTTCTTACGCTATGCTAGGCTATTTGAGAATTTGCCAGTAGAAAGCAGGATTTTCCGTAAGCTATTGCCAGCAGCTAGCTGGACATGGCGCGACGAAACATTGAGCCAAATATTGCAAGAGCTGAATATACTCACAACATTGACTTATAATATGAATAAGCGCAAAACTGCTAAGCCTGCCAAAGCTATGAAGAAGTTTGAGCCAGAGTATGTTGCTGAAATGCGTAAGCAGCTTGATAAAGAGTGCAAGAAACAGCAAGCGGAAGAGCAGGACGACTTAAAAGATTTATGGCAACAGCTGAACCCGAACGCGCAATATCAGGACTAGCTGATCAGTTTATCAAGAGCCTTAGCAATTTCAGCGTCGGTGAAGTTGATTGTTGATTTTTTCTTAATAAACAAGCGTAAACTACGAACGACATCAGGTGACTTGATAGCTTTTCTCATATTATCTTCGGTCAATGCATCAAATCGCTTCCAGTACTTGTCCAAGTCGCCTTTTAATACAGATTTCTTAGTAAGGTTGACCAGGTGCTTAGCAGCAGTGCGGATTGTTGACAGATTTGTTAGGTCATATGCGAAGATACGCTGCGAGCGAATCGGCTTCTCAAAAATGACACGGTGCAACTCAATACAGCGACCATTTGTCAGAATGACCCAGTCAACGCCTTCGTTTGAGGCGTAGTCAACCGCTTGTTTTAAGTGTCGTTCATTTAGATCAATAGATGTTGCTTTGGCTTCAACAATAAAATGAATCTTCTTGTTTAATTGTACGACATAATCAACGTAGGTACCGCGTATCATATGCTCAGTCTTTATCTCGTCAATTAACGTGTATCCAAGCACAGCGCTGAGTAAACTATTAACCATCAATCGCGCTGTCGATTCATCAGCGTTGAGATTTTCCTTTTTTGTTAAATATTTTTTGCGATATTCGCGTAATGCTTTTTCACAAGCTTTCTCTTGAAACTCTGTAGACATAATATCCTCTTTTATCTTAAAACTTGCATTTATTGTAACAATAGTATACTCAAAATGCAAAATAATATACTATGTGATATTATGTAGATATGTCAAATGTAGATTTTATTCTTGATAAATCTGGTGGCGCGGACATACTTCGCAACAACCCAGGTATAGCACAGATCCAGATGCAGAATATGAATCGTATTCTGGATACAGTGAGAGCACAATTTGTAGTGGAGTTTGGTTTTGAGGGCAACTTTGAGCTTATGACAGAGCCAACGGCATTTCGTCAACGAGTGATGATTAAGGCTGCTGACAAGCGAACTGCTGGCGCGTTGAAGACTAAGCCAGGCTGGCTAGGGTCTTTTGTCAAAAACCTTAGCATATGATATAATATAATCATTACAACGCCACGCTTGCGGCAAATGCGGATAAATAAAACTATTTATTCGCATTTTTTATGGCAGAATTCAAAGACTTTACCACTAAAGAA